TAGAAAGTGCCAAAGCTGCGGCCACCAGTACCGCAGCATTGAGGTTCCGCTAGACATTTTTGAAAGAGCAATGGAGGCCGAAGATGGAAAGGATTGAAGAAAAGATTGCTGTCTGGGCCTTTGGCGTAACGGTCGGGGCCCTTGCTGTCATGACTATCGATAGGATAACTGAGAGGCCAATCGCTGTAGAACGCGAGGCAGCAAGGGCACAAGAGCTGATTGACATGTATCAACGAGGTAAAAAAGATGCGCTGCGCATAAGTCCTATTAGCATGGAGCTCGAAGAAGCCTGCCTCAGCGTCTGGTCTAGTAAACAGGAGGTGAAATGATCTCAATCAAAGACTATGCAGAGACACATAAACTGCCCTATGAAGTGGCGCGTAGGCTGCTGCAAGAAGAATCAGATAAGGGAATTTATAAAAAAATGATTGATAGCAAAGGTAGAGTTTACTATTCGCTTGAGCTGCCGATGAAGTACCACGACCCGTTTAACCTGGCAAAGGAGCCGACTGTGAAAGAAGAACTGCATGAATCAGGATTGTCAATGACAAGATGGAACTGGCCCTACAAAACGCCAGAAGAAAGGGCGATCGTGGCTAAGTACTTTGAAAAGCTGAGATCCGCTGCGCGCCGCGAGGAAGCAAAAGAAAAACAAAAAACGCTAACAGAATTGGGTGAAGCACGGCTATAATGAATACATACACTCCTCCACTTAGCGGCATTTCGGGGACCCTAGAGGTCCCCGTTTTTTTTAAATGAGTGAGCGATCAGGCTTGATCTCAGGATGGTCTCTGCGGACCTCTCTGGGGTCAGGGAACTTGCGTTTGATCAGTGCATCAGCTCTTTCTTTTGATTCTGGGTCGCCGCAGCACTGACAAGGCGCGTAGCAAACGCGGCAATGAGACTCGTGACTCTCAAACAAGGCTAAACTGCGCCGCATCAATTGACGCTTGCCTTCTTCTTCAAAGTCTAACCGCCAACCGCGCACGATGAGAGTTTGCTCAATCTCGTCTTGAATCTCTTGACTAATCGGATGACCGCGCATTGCGATGTACAAACTGTTTCGGCTCATGACGAGGTCAATCGCCTTTTGCTCTTCGTAAAACTCGTTGATGTTGACGCGGCCCGTCTTTTGGCTCGCTGCCCAGTACAAGATGGCCCTCGTTTCAGGGTCAAGCGGTGATGCTGGGGATAAAGGTCTGCCCATGGTGCGTGGTTCCTTAAAAAAGATAACCATTAAATTCTACTACGTTTATTGGTAGAAATCAAAAAAATCTATATAGAGTATTCTACGGAAAATTACAAAGAATATGAATATTTTTAAGTTAAATTTTTATAGATTCGTACGTTCGTTCGGTCGTCTAGACCTACGCGAGCAATTAACCAATAAATATTAGTCCTCTTTGTAATTGGCTAGAAAATACTCTATAAGGGATTTTGAGCTTTGACCGCGCACTGATAAGGGGTGTGCAAAGGAAAACAACCACTGTAAGATCGCAGTGTGTAATTTTTTTAGGCGAATTACAAATGACATTCAAGGTTGGTGACAAGCGCCCAGAAGGAGCAGGCCGACGTAAAGGCCAGCTGAATCGGCGTACACTAGAAGGCATGAGCAAGTTTGAGGAGATCTGCGAGAAGTACGGAGATCCTTTAGAAGCCATGGCTGAGATGGCCTTTGACATGAATAACGACCAGAACCTACGGTTCCAGGCCATGAAGGAAGTCAGCCAATACGGTTACGCAAAGCGCCGGCAAATGGAGATTACCGGTGCAAACGGCGAGCCCTTGGAAGTTAGGCTGCAGCTCATTGATCAAATAACGACTGCAATTGAGAAGCTTGGCAAGAGCTGATGGGAGCCTTATCGCAGGCTGAGCTTACGCAGATTCGGACCATGCTGCCGAGTCTGAACACCGAGGACTTGGCCATGTTGGCATGGCGGCTGAAGTGGATGAGCCAAGCAAGGCGCGAGCAGTTAACGCCGCAAGGATCATGGTTGACGTGGTTGATCTTGGCAGGACGCGGCTTCGGTAAGACGAGGACTGGGGCTGAAGACATCGCGTGGTACGCAGCCAAGAATCCTGAAGTTAGGTGCGGTGTGATCGCACCAACCTCGTCAGATATTCGCGGCGTTTGCTTTGAAGGCGAATCTGGGATTATTAGCATCTTGCCGCCTGCCATGATTAAGAAGTACAACAGCAGCCTGAGTGAGATTACTCTGTTTAACGATGCATTGATTAAGGGTTTTTCTGCTGAAGAACCGTCTCGATTGCGAGGTCCGCAGTTCCACCGCGTTTGGTGTGATGAGCTCGCTGCCTGGCAATACGACGAAGAAACCTGGGACATGATGCAGTTTGGCCTGCGCCTTGGAGACACACCGCAAGCCGTAGTGACCACGACCCCGAAGCCAAAGGACCTGATTCGGCGGTTGATGAAGGAAGCAGAGTCTGGTAACAAGGTCCACGTTACGAGAGGAAGCACGTATGACAACGCGGATAACCTTGCACAAAGTTTTCTTGAGCAAATTAGACAGTATGAGGGAACACAGCTCGGAAGACAAGAAATCCACGCGGAGGTCGTCGACCCGGAGGAATCGGGCATTATCAGACGCAGCTGGCTCAAGCTCTGGCCAAAGGACAAAAAGCTCCCAGACTTCGACTACATCATCATGAGCCTTGACACGGCATTCAGTGAGCAGACCATTGATCGAAAGACAAAGGATCCTGACTTCACTGCGTGCTCTGTGTGGGGATTGTTTCGACACGATAAGAAGCCCGCCTTCTTGCTGCTTGACTGTTGGCAAGATCGGCTTGGGATGCCTGATCTTATTGAACGGGTCAAGAAAGAGTTCGCGGTGCGTTATGGCGGTGAGGATTTGAAGCCGACGATTAAGCCAACTATCGGTCCGAAAACCAGCCAGCTCATTGGCCGTGCACCTGACATGCTGCTCATCGAAGACAAGGGCAGTGGCATTAGCTTAAGGCAGATGTTGGCGCGTGAAGACGTGTTAGCGTATCCTTATAACCCAGGACGTGCTGACAAGTTACAGCGGCTCCACATGGTTAGCCATCTGTTTGCGTCAGGATATGTCTGGGTCGTAGAAAGTGAGAAGCGACCTGGTCATCCAAAGACCTGGGCAGATCCCTTGATCAGCCAGTTGTGCAGTTTTCACGGTGAAGGAAGCATTAAACATGATGACTTCGTCGACTCCTGTACGCAGGCGCTGCGGCTTATGGCAGATAGAAATAACCTCTCAGTGACACGGAAGCTCGAACCTGTGGCACAATTACCACGAAGAACGGCGCGGGTTAACCCGTATGCCGCATAAACGGAGCCCCGGTGCATGGAAGACGAACTAGAGCAAGAAGGCGAAAGCTTTGAGATCCCTGATGACGCAGATGTCGTTGACACAGATGACGGCGGCGCGATGGTCAGGCTTGACACAAGGCCACCAACAGGCGAAAGCGATTGGTTCGCAAACCTGGCAGTTGACATGCCAGAAAACGAGCTGTCAAAGATCGGCTCTAACTTATCAGAGCTCATTGAGAAAGACAAAGAGGCAAGGAAGCGCCGCGACGAACAGTACGAAGAGGGACTGAAGCGCACAGGGCTTGGTGACGACGCGCCTGGTGGAGCTCAGTTCCAAGGCGCAAGTAAAGTCGTGCATCCGATGCTGACGCAAGCTTGCGTGGACTTTGCAGCCCGCGTGATGAAAGAGATGATGCCGCCCGATGGTCCTGCAAAGGACAAGATCATCGGTGAGCCAACCGTTGAGAAGGTTGAAAAGGCGCAGCGCATTAGTAAGTATCTCAACTGGCAGTGCACGGTTCAGATGCCAGAGTTTAGGTCTGAGCTCGAGCAGCTCGCGACTCAGCTGCCTTTGGGTGGCGGTCAGTACCTTAAGGTTACGTGGGATCCACGACGCAAGCGTCCTAATCCAATGTTCGTGCCAATTGACGATGTGTACCTGCCCTTCGCCGCAACAAACTTTTACACGGCTGAACGCAAGACCCATGTTCAATACATCACGGCCCTTGAGTACAACCAGCGAGTTGCTTCTGGTATGTATCGAGACGTGGACCTTGCACCGCCGCCAGAAACCCCGCAAGTAAGCAAAGCCGAGCAGGCCAATGAAAAGATTGAGGGCAAGCAAGGTGATCAGTACAATGCAGACGGACTTAGAACGATCTTTGAATGTTACGTAGTCTATGAGCTTGATGATGAAACAGGACCAGCGCCCTATGTAATCAGCCTAGACAAGATTACGCAGCGGGTTCTCAGTATTTATCGAAACTGGGAGCAAGATGATGAAGGCAAGGAAGAAATGTGCTGGCTCATCGAGTTCCCGTTCGTACCTTGGCGTGGAGCTTATCCAATTGGTCTAGTCCACATGATCGGTGGCCTGTCAGGCTCAGCCACTGGTGCCTTACGTGCACTGCTCGATTCAGCCCACATCAACAACTTCCCAGGCCTTCTAAAACTTAAGGGGGGTAGTTCTGGCGGCCAGACAGAAAGAATAGATCCGACGGAGGTGGTTGAGATTGAGGGCAGTTTTGGGGCAGATGACATTCGCAAGACCATTATGTCCATGCCTTATAACCCGCCAAGCCCTGTGCTCTTTAGCTTGCTTGGCTTTTTGGTTGACGCAGGTCAAGGGGTTGTAAGGACGACATTCGAAGAGCTATCTGACTCAAACCAAAATGTGCCTGTTGGAACAACCCTTGCACGGCTTGAGCAAGGCATGGTCGTATTCAGTGCTATCCATGCCAGGATGCATGACGCAATGCAGCGGGTCTTGCGGCTCTTGTTCCATATCAACAAAATGTACCTCGAAGATCTTGAGGTCATCGACGAGACTGGTGAGCTGCTTGTAAGGCGTGAAGACTTCGAGGGCCCAATGAACGTGGTGCCCGTGTCTGATCCCAACATCTTCAGCCAGACGCAGCGCTTTGCGCAAGTCAGCGCCGTTATGCAGCGGGCCGCAGCTAACCCCGCCTTGTATGACCAGCGCAAGGTTGAAGAGATGTTCTTGCAGCAGCTGAAGATCCCTGATGGTAAAAACCTTTTGGTGCCAAAGCCAGAAGCCAAGGAGATGAACGCGGTTAACGAGAACCTTGCAGCAACAATGGCCAGGTCAATCGTTGCGTTCCCAGAGCAAGATCACTTGGCTCATTTACAAGTGCACCTTGACTTTTTGTCGAGCCCAATGTTCGGCGGCAATCGTGTCATCGGGCCGCAGGTCTTGCCTATTTGCTGAACCACTTAAAGGAACACATGACCCTGTGGTACGCAAACCAAATCTTTGAAACTGCTTCTGCAGCTGCGGGCATGGACATTAGCGAGCTCATGAAAGATACGAACGCCGAGGAGAAGCAGAGCTTTGACAAAATGCTTGCAGCAGCTAGCCAAACGGTTACACAAGAAGCCACGCAGGTGTTTGAGCAAATCCCGCAAGTCATTGAGCAGGCAATCGAGGTAATCAAGCAAATGAACCCGCCACAGCAGATGCCAGCTGATCCTTCCTTAGAGATTGCTAAGGCCGAAACGCAGCGCAAGATGCAGGCAGACCAGGTCAACGCCCAGCTGAAGCAAGCCCAGTTGCAGCAAGACTCGCAGCTGAAACAGGCTCAGTTGCAGCAAGATGCGCAGCTTAAACAAGCTCAGCTTGAGGCGAGACTCCAAGAGCTGGAGGCTAAGTTGCGTGAGCGCATGATGGTCGAAGAACGCGAAGACAAGCGCACAGCAGCTGAGATTGAGGCTCGAGTCGCCATGAACGAATCTGATAACCAGACGGCAAAGCAGCTTGCTGCTCTTGAAGTAGCGTCTGGCGAAAGGATCGGTGTCAGTACAGGCACCGGAATTAACCCTAACCCTTAAGGAGTAAGTTATGGAAGCCATTCCGTTAAGAAAGCAGCTTGCCATGGGAAAGCCTTATCCAAAGTCAATCCCTGGTGAGAACAAGAAGCTTGTAGACAAAGTCACAAGTAAAGGTAAAGAAGACAGCCCCAAGATGGTCAAGATGCCAAAGGGAACTAAGTAATTGTTGGCAAAGATCATTGGTGAGATAAAGGCAGAGCAAACCAAGCATGCTTTAGAAGCGGTGAAGTTCGTGCCAGGTGAAGGCAAGGATTTAACTTTTCACTACGGTTTGCGCGTTGGTTTTCACGCTGGGCTAGAAGAGGCCCTGGCGATTATTGACCGCGCTTTGAAGCTACAAGACAAAGACATTGATTAACAGCATACGGAGAATAGCGAATGCTACTTGAAAAACCATTGCAGATGCAATACGACTCGATTGAAGACGCCTTTCCTGAGGTTGATCCTGGGATTATTCCATTTGGAAGCAGGATTCTTGTGCAAGTGAGGGTCGCTAAAAAGAAAACCGCTGGCGGGATCATGATCGTTGACGAAGTACGGAAAACTGAGGCAGCAAATACTCAGGTTAGCCGCGTAGTCGCAATTGGTCCGTTGGCGTTTAAGAATCGCAGCACGATGGCCGCATGGCCTGAAGGCGCGTGGTGTAACGTAGGAGATTTTGTACGCACACCTAAATATGGCGGGGATCGTTGGACAGTTGTTCACAAAGACGAAGAAGAAGTTGAGTTTGTAATTTTCAATGACCTTGACATCGTCGGCAAGGTGACGACTGATCCACTAAAGATCAGGGCATTTTTCTAACAGCTGAAAGGAGCTGATTATGGCTGAAGAGCAAAAGGAAGAGTTGCTTGAAGAAGATGACGAGCAGCAGAAGGCGGCGGGTAAAGAGGAGTTCATACCTGTTGAAGATAAGCGCGGCGAAGAAGATAAGCGCGGCGAAGAAGA